TGACACCACTATCTGACCCCCCACCAAATACATCTTTAATTGAATCTAAAAACCCGCCACTAGAAGAACCTTCACCGCCACTAAAGAGATTTTTAAAGATATCTTTTAACTTATTGCTGGCAAATGTGGCTATTAAGTCAGAAACAATATCCTTGGCTAAATTCTTAAGACTATCGCCGAAAGATTTAAAATCAGTAAAAGCAGACTTGGTAAATGTCTTGAATGAGTCAAAAGCACCATTGGCGAATCGATCCCAATATTCTGCCATTACTGTAGTAGTTTTTTCGGTCTCAAGTCCAAGCGTTTTAATTGCCTCCTTATATTCTTTACTGCCTCGGGTGCCTTCCGGAAACCTTTTGTGAAGCTCTTCTAAAACTTTATCATAGCGAACGCCTGTTTTTATATTCTGAAGTATTGCCGCGTCGACAGTCTCCGCAGCGCTGTTATATTCACCGAAAACGTTAGCCGCGTCTCTACTTTTATTTATCAGATCTTGAATAGATCCAACGTAACCATCCATCAACTTCTTGGCACCTTTAAATGCTGACTTGTTAGTAATCACGGTTGTTGTGTTTTCACCGATAACCCCAGTCAAAGAACTAAATGAATCGCCAGCGTCATTAGTCGAATCTGAAAGTAATTTTGTTTGTTTTTCCTGCTCTTCTATTTGCTTAGTTATCACCAAAGAGGCTTTATTTGCGGCTCTAAGTTCGTTTTCTAATTGCTGCACTTTCATTCCGGCTTCAAGAGTTCCATTGCCAAAAACGCTAAATGTCGATGTTGCTTCTGATAGCTCTTTTTTGGCTTTCGCTAAATCAGCCTCAAGGTTTAAAATTATGCGGCTAGTTTTCTCCAGAGAATCATTTAACTTTACGGCAGTGCCCTTGTTTATGCTGCTTATAAAGTCTGAGCTTGCCTTTTGCGCCGCCTGTGATCGGCTAATAAATATCGCTAATGCTCCTACCACTAGCGCGATAACGCCAACTGGCCCGCCCAATAGCGACATAGCCCCGCGCAACAATCCGACCGCTCCAGTCATTGATGCGCTGGCTACAGTTGCTAATCCAGCCCGAGTAGTGAACATTGATAATGTAAGGCTAGATCCAGCGACAGCTGCGCTTAATGCAGTCCACACTGCAATTGATACCTTAATCGCTGCGAATGCGGAAATTGCTGGAATTATCGCCGGACCAATAGTATTAAACGCCGATACTGTTGCGCCGATTGCAACGGGTATGGTTTCCTGAAAAAACTTTGCGAGCCCAGACACTTTATCTGAATAAGTAACAACGGATTGCAAAAAAGCGCCGCTAATTGATTTTGACAGCTCGTCTAAAGCATCAGATGCCGCCGCTGCGGCCTTTACCTGATCCTCAGATAGAGACTGACCAAGCTCGATTGCTTTTTCTCTATATTTTGCTATTCCAGCCGCGCCGTTTTCCATAACAGGAAGTAATCGCTCGCCTGCGCGACCCATTATATCCATTGCTACTTGGGTTCTAATTGAAGGGTCTTCAATCCGGCTAATTGCCTCTGATAGCTGTATAAACTTCTGATCTGAATTGAGCTTAGAAAATGCGGAAACACTAATACCAAGCTTGCCAAATGCCCTAGATTGCGTCTGGAGTCCGTCCACCGCATTTTGCGTATTCTTATTTATATTTCTAAGTGAGTTTCCATAATCAGCCATGGTGGCGTCATTCTGAGATAAAGCGAAACCCATTTCAGATATCATTCTGGCGCTTTGGCCTGATCTTCGAGATAACTTCTCTACTGCATCAGCTGTATCTATAGCACCCTTTCCTAAAGATGCCATTTTAGTTATCGCTACACCAAGGCCGAACGCAGCTATGCCGCTGTTCAATTTTTTAAACGAATTATCTAACTTTGATACATTCCCCTGCACCTTGTTAAATGCGCGGTCTGTCTTATTTCGACCATGTATTTCAACATATGCTTTAGTAGCCATGCCGCGCCCCTATTCTTTTAATTGTTGGAAAAATGCTATCCAATGCCAAAACATGCAATCGTCCATTTCTAAAACTTCCTTAATTGGACGATGCAATTTATAAGCCAGTTGAAACCTGCTTAAGATTTCTTGGCTTTCGTTGAGTTTCCCGCAGCAATATCAAGCGCTTCGTTTTCCTCATTTGGAACAAGCTCGCCGTCATCATTTTCAGCAAATATTACAGGAATAATCTTGGCGGCAATTGAATCCAAAGCAACGCTATCAGTTTCATTTAAAAGCTGATTGATGGTGACGTTTTTCAGCACGTATTCTCCATCTTCTGTTCTGAGAGTGTTAATTAGAACAGAAGCGGCAAAGAATATGCCACCCTCTTTTTGAGCCAAAAGAATGCGATTCTTTCGATTACCCGTAACAGTCCGATAAACATAAAGCTTTTCATTAGAAAATGAAACGGGTATCTCAACCCGTCCATTCTCTGAAAGTTTCTCTTGATAATCGGCCTTCATGTCATCAAATAAGCTCATTACGCAACCGCCGTTTCAACTAGCGCTGCATTTAAGTGGACGCCGACCGTCATCTTTGCCATGTCATTAGGAGAGTTGCGAGCGATAGACTCAACCACGCCAGTAGCGCACGTGTAGTAGTCGTCACCAGACGCATTACCAGCTACATATAGCTCTATAAGGGTTAACGTTGCACCGATGGTTACAGAGCCTTGACCAGCCGTATCACTCGGATCTAAAAACAAGGTCATATTGAGTTTACGAGTAATTGGCCCCGATTGACCGATAACGGTAGTATCACCCTTTGCAACACCTGTAACCATTTGCGCGGTCTCGTCGGTGCTCCATTCTTCAACTTCTGCGATAGTGTTTGAATTGATTACAATTGAACCACCAAATCCGTTAAGTTTTGCCATTTTTACTTTCCTCTTTTAATTCAGTTTTTAATTTTTTAACGGGCTTAGTAATAACTTCTTTATAGCCACGATTTAACATTGTTTGCTTTTCTGATTGCTGACACTCAACAATAGTCTTACCTAACTTCATTTTGATTAACATTTTCCACCTAAATAACCTGCTCATACTGAACTGTATAATTTATTTTCTGCAATCCGATATCTGTTTCGCCATCGATATACTCAACATCATCAAGCCCAGAATAATAAAAAACATTCGTAATACTTGGCAATGAATCAGGTAAATCACTAGAACGCTCCAAAGTCATAGCCGCTTGTATCTCGCTAAGTGAATCATCAAGCCAATCATCATAAAAATCGTTCTTTTTAAGTGTAATTTCTATCGATAATTCAACTTGAATAAGTGCAGAAAACCCTTTCGAAAAAGAATCCTCGACTAGTTCCTCTGAACCTGTATAGACTTTTATTGCTGGCAGCTCATCATCAGAAAGACGATAGTTTCTAGAAGTAAAAACATTTACTCTAGTCGTATCAAGTCCGCGTAATATCTGCGCTACCCTATCCCTGATTAATTGTCTTTTATGGCTCATTGCTTTCTCATCCTCAGAAGCCACATTGTGTCTTCAGCTACAGGCTTCGCTTCTTTAACTATAAAAGTAGATCCACCCCTAATTATTTTTACACCTTTCGGACTTGCATGATTGATTTTAGCAGTTAGGAAAGTCGGTATTTTTCGAAACATACCGTTTTCATCAACTGTCGGGTTTGAAAACCTTCCGAGAACTTCTGGCACACCGTCGAGCGTAACCTCTTCAGCGTTAGCGCCTTTTATCAGTAACTGAGAAGGATTGATTAAGCTCATTTAATCTTGGTTTTTCTTGTAGTCTTTTTCTGTTTAACCCCAGATTCATAACCAAAAGTTTCCCCAACTTTAAATTGAATCGGACGCTTAACTTCGTAAGACTTTTCGATTAAGTGTTCAAGATTGTGCTTTCTGCGCTTCGCTTGATCGTCGCTAAGCTCGACTGTACCGTAACGAACTGTGATTACGTCGCCTACTACTGTAATTTTTTCCATGATATTCTCGATAGGTCGACACTTCTAATAAGTGCCGACCGTTTTAAAGGTTTAAACCAGAGTTACAAGACAAGCTTCTTGCCACATGCCGTAACCAACCGTTCGGCGCGTATCGATGCCGTACTGAGAGGCATTGTTATCGAAATGATAATCAGAGCCAGGGCCTTTAACTGATAAAGTGATCGGCTTTTCTTCTTGGCGTATAATAGCGCCGGTAGACGTGCCTGTACGAAATACGGCAAAACGATCAGTCCAAGAACTTAACCTAGGATTAACAGCAAGCTCAATGCTAAAAGGGCTTAATTGCTCAGTTAATCCTGTCCCACGAACAACCGCTAACGCATTCATCGCCGCCACTGACAAGCTAGAAGGAACCATAACTAAGAATGAACTAGCATTCTCATTCATTGGCTCACCCTGATCATCAACAAAGGTTTGGATCTGCGTCACGCCTTTTAAAATTGCTTGTTGCATTTCTTCAACGCTAGGCGCTGTAGTAGTTCCATGAACTGTTACGGGTAATGCGGAAATATCAACGGTAATATCGTTGTCTTGCGTTCCTGAGTCACCCTCAGCATGATCGGTATCAAAGAAGAATTGACCGTCATAGCAAACGTTAGACGCGCCGTTTAAAATCAATGTTGAAGAAAGAGAAGCCCAGTGAGAATTGGCCCGATCAGCTAAATCGTTGATTCTGGCGTTAACTTGACCCGTCTTATCCCGATCAATCCACTTTTGAAGGATGTCGATACTAGCCTCGTAATCTTTGTTACGTAGAATTAAAGAATGATCAATCAATCCTTTAGCTTGTCGACCACCAATCCACTCGCGCAGAGTTGGAACCTGACCTAACCAGCCGTACTCTTCAGACTCTTGGTCTGAATCAGTATAAAACGAGATTGAATTAACCCAGCCAGACCCAGACTCTTGGTTTAATCGGTTGTAGAAATTGCCAATAATCTGGCGCTCACCTAATTTTTGTGCACTCATGTTTTACCCCTTTATGCCTGTAGTGCTGCTTTAACTAAAGCTGCGTCAAATTCAACAACACATACACCACTAGAAACCCAGCGTGATACGTAGCCGATTAGGCTGTTACTTGTCGATGTTAATGTAAAGTCGTTGTCATCGGCTGCGTAAACTGCTGGGCTATCGTTTGCAGTGATTGCGGTCGCGCCTGTAACGGCTAATTGAACCTTGCCGCGACGCCTAACCCTTACATTCAAGTCACCAGCCGCGCCAGCCGAATTATCAACCTTATCTTCTGCGAAACCCTGAAATGGATCACCAGCGACTAAAGGACGCGAATAACCAGAGCCATTCTCGCCAACCGCTGCACCTTCATAGATAATGTCCGCTGCGATTACTGGAAAACCTTCGATATCGCCCTGCTCAAAGCCGCGCGGTGTGTTTGCTGCTAAAGTAGCCATTACTTAACTCCTGTTGTGCGGACTAAACCCGCTTCGGTTGCTTTTGTGTATGCGTCGTAACTGGCTTTATCATCGTTCCACTCGGCGCGTAACGCTGCGTTATCTTCCCAGCCCTTAGATTGAGATTCTTGCTCAAGACCCGCTTTAGGCGCATCTTCAAGATCTTTTGAAATTGCCTGTAGCTTGGTTGCGCCGCTTGCCCTAGCTGCGCCTATAACTTTTAAAGCTGCTTCGCCGCCTGTGGTTTTACCGTCAAAAGCAAGTGATTGAATCAAATCTTCATGACCGGCCATGCTGGCGGCAAATACTGATTTGATGCGCTCTCGCTCATCAGATGCGCCCTTAGCTGCCGATGCTGATAAATCAACACCCTTCGCGCCCTCGCTTCTGAATTGCGTTGCAATCTCAGGATGGTTTGCCAAAATATATTCGGCGGTAATTTCGGGCGCTTTGCCCTCTGCTTTTGACTCTAAAGCCATCACAATACCTCTTTGTGTTCCGCCGATATTGGCGATTAATGATTCGAGTGATCCGATACTGTCAACCATTCCGGCCTCTAGTGCTTTCTCACCTACTAAAATTCCGCCTTGCCCAAAATCAGACACCACGGTTTCACGGTCAATACCACGGCAAGCCGCAACATGATCGATGAATACTGTTTCTAAATCGTCAACAGTCGTTTGAAATGACTGACGACCTTCTGCTGTATTAATATCTGGCCGCTTGTTTGGCGCATTCTTAGATATGATATTGATATCACCATCTTCACCGGCTTCAACCGATAAAATCACGCCTATTGAGCCAACCAATGCTGATTTCTCGCAAATTATGTGGTCTGCCGCGCAAGCCAAGCCATAGGCCGCGCTCGCGCCAGTGCCGCCGATGTAAGCATAAATTGGCTTAATTCCACGCGCATCGCGGATAATCTGGCTAGTCTCAGTCATTCCGTTAGTCATGCCGCCAGGTGAGTCAATGTCCAAAATGATTGCCTTAACTTCGTCAGACTGAACGGCTTGCGTAAAGTCCTTAACGAACACTTGATAGCTGGTTGCGCCACTAATCTCAGTCATTAAGTTGGCGTATTTAAACAATGGGCCATCAATACTTAATATTGCAATTCCATCGCGCATAACAACGGCGGGATTGTTTTTCAACGTGCCGCCGTTTTGCTTCATCAGCGCTTTAACATCGCCCATACCAGAGGCAACCATGCAAATAGATTCTAGTGCCTGCGGTGTGATAGCCCATTGCTGAGCCATAACCACTTTCGCGGCGCGTCTAAGGCCGTTCTTTTTATTTGTCGTCACTTACATCAACCTCAAATTGAATTGGTTCTGGCACTCGTTTTGAGCTTGTACCGTCTGCTATTTCTTGCTCGACTTCGTAGGCTCGTTGCTCGTGGTTTCTGTCGTAGTCGTTGCCAAGCTCTGCGCTTTCTTGTTTTCTAGTTGAAAATTCAGCCTCTACTCTCTTAGTCGCAGCATTAACCGCTTTCAATTCATCCACGTGCCCCTTAGGTGGCCCAACCCATCGAGCGCCGCAGTAAGCCATTCTTATTAATGGATCTTCAAAGAAGCCAGGCGCTTTCAATCTACCAAGCGCAACCGCTTCATGTAAAAACATTTCCAGAACTGGAACGCATAGCTTTTCAACCTCAAAGCTACGATCTACTTTAAAATAACGCCAAGCTTCCAATAGTGCCGCCTGAGCCGCCGAGTAACTAGACTTGAAGCTTTTCATCAAAACTTCACGTGGTAGACCAATAGCCGTACCTATTTCTTCAGAGAATAAGCCAATAAAGTCACCGGCTGCACTGTTTGGTCTAGTTGGGTCGGCAAAGACCATATCTTCATTTGATCCTAAATAGCCAACCATTCCAGAGCCAACCTCTAAATCTCCAGAGTCATCGATCTCACCATCTGGAACCGCGCCGGTCTCACCATCTTCTGTCTTCACAAAAGCGGTGAATAATGAATTTAAAACTGACGCTCTAAGCTCACTATCTTTGTAGTCGCCCAATTGCTTGATTGATTCAAGGACTGGAGCTAAATCTGGTACCCCTCGCGTCTGGTGTGGCCTTAACTTTTGCGATAAATGCAATACGTTTGGCAGTCCGGCATCTTCATTCCAAGCGTCGACCACCGACCATGTAATGTCTTTGTTTAGATAAAACCCGCTGTGGCTATTAGCGATGTGATATTTAATTGCTGCGCCAGTGTCGGCGTCCTTCTGAACGCCCTGCACTAGCGTTGCCGTATCAATTTTATTGTCTTCGTTTCTAAGGCGGTCAGCCTCGACCATTTGCAGTTTTGTGCCGTAAATTTCGTTAGGGTTTTTGTGGAAGCGACGAACTACAATTACATCACCGCTCTCCTTTCTTGACCTGTAAGCTAGTGATTGAAACATTGAGAATGTCATATCTCGTTCAATGTTGCAGCACTTAGCAAACAGCTTAAACTCTCTTTCTGCTGATTTCTGCCACTCTTCTGCTTGCTCTCTGGTCAACCCAAGAAAGTTATAATCAATCTCAGAGTGATAAACTAAGCCGGTACCGATAACACTAATTTGTTTTGTATTAATCGCGCTTGCGGCTATGGCATTGTTGCGGATTAGGTCCCTTGACCGGTCTCGCATTAGCGGAAGGTCCGGCACTATGTCGGCGTCAGAGTCTTGTGACGATGTTACATTGTGGTTATTAAACGCCTTTCTAGTGCGTGATCCAGCCCTATATCCGCCGCCCGTAAGCGCCATTATTTGACGCGCTCTTTGACGCTTGACGCCGGCAATGGGGTCAAAATAAGCTCGAACCTTGTCAACCAAATTCGGATTAACCGAATTCATAACATTTTCAAGTTCTTTTTTAATTTCCATTGTAAACCATCTGCTTAAATCGAACGCCGCCGCCACGTGTTAAGCGCTTTACTTTAGCGTCCCAGTAAGCAACCGACTCTTGAAGGCTCTCAATACTCTGATTAGATGCCGAAAAAGAATCAGTGTCTGTCGAGGTGCTATAGCTCTGTACTTTCATCGCGTCCGTCAAAGCCGATACAGCCGCATCCAACATTGTCTGAGCTGTTGCTAGTGTTATACCCGCCATTATCGCCTCCCGTTTTTAACCATGCCGCGCCTACGCCTCGGCTTAGTTGTTGACATTGAAACCCCAGCCTTTGCTGCGTCGCGCCATTTATCCCAATTAGGATTAGCCAAGCGCAAAACCGCCAAGTTTCCAACTTTAATATCAAGCGCCTCATTTCGCGGCCTGATCTTTATGTACTTTCTTTGCGCTCGACCTTTAATGTAGGTTGTCTGCAATCGCTCTGCTGATAACTGTCTGAAATATTCTAAATCGTTATGTAAGCCAAAATGACAATAGCCAGGTGAAACCTTGTCCAACCTCAGACGCCTAAATACAGTTGTCTTTGCTTCATGCACTCCGATTATCTCGGGAGCATAGCTGCCTTTATTTCGCTTTCTAAGTCTAAGTAATCGTTTTTGACGATCCTCAACTATTGGGACGCCCTCACCATCACTTCCGCCCTTTGTCGCGTAACAGTGTGTATAACCAAACTTCTTTACAAATTCATATACCGTTGAGGGCAAGTAACCAGAGTCAACACCCATAGCCGCAATAGGAAGCTCTCGACCGTCTGCAAACTTATACTTTTGCCTGAAGCTCGCCGCTAATTCGTCCCATACTCTTTGATGTTGAACGTTACCAAAAAAAACTTGATAGTCTATCTGCCAGCTTTCTTCCGTCTC